ATTGCTTGTTCTAATAAGGCTTTATATTGTTGTGACATTAAAAGAACCCTCCAAGAAGTCCTCCTCCAATTGCACCAAAGAGAGGATTACCAAACATAGAGTTACCACCTATTTGACTTGCAATATTAGCACCTGTTAATGCACCACCTAGTAATCCAGCACCTGTGTTTCTAAAGACAGGTTGTGTTGATACTGTTTGTGTTGGTACTGGTGAACCTAATGCACCTAAAAATTGATTTAGTTTCAAAAATGGTTTTTGTTGTTCAAAGTCAAATCTTGCTATGGCATCTTGTAGTTTTGCTTGTTCTATGCTTTCTCTGTCTGCACCTACTTGTGCTAGTCTTGAAACATCATTATAATCCATCTCGCCTAACTGTGGTGCTGTCATCATTGTTTGAGCCTGTAATGCTCTTTCACGATTATATTGATCTCCATAGACTTGATTAGCTAATCTACCTAATGAATCTGATAAAATTTCTTGGTTTGCACCTGATCCTAAACGACCTGCTTTACTAAATTGTGATTGTACTTTTGATGTTACATCGTCAGCCATTTGATTAAATAAGGCTTGTGAGTAAGGATTTGTCGTAGGGGATAAGAAATCTCCAGCTAATGTTTGTTGAGCCAGATTTTGTGATTGATTCAATAACGGATTTCCAGCTACAGCTCTTGCAGAGGCTAAATCTAATGCGGCTTGTGTTTCAGCGGCTGGAGCTACAAATGTATTGTTTGGAAAAAAGTTTGGTAAATCAGACTCAAATAAATCTTGGCTGTAATCAATAGCTTGTTCTAAGTATGGTCTAATAAACTCTGATGGTTCAGCAGATGATGTAGTTGTTACGTTTTGTGGTGATGATCCTTTTGACATTTTATATTTCCTTATTTAGTAAGTATGCTTTGACTCTAAATCCTTTCAATTTTCTTACCCAACCTTTTCGCCCAGCGACTTCAAGGTGAGTACAGTTTTCTTTCTTTGCAAATTTTTCTATAACTTTTTGTATTCTTTCTAACCAGTTTTCTAAATTTGTTCCTCCAGCTAAAAAGTATCGTAATACTTTTGACTGAGGGTATTGTGCTATCTCAGTTACGACAGCACTTTCGACTCTATTATTATTCCAACTAATAAATAGTTGCATACGATCATTAGCTAATCCATACAGTATATCTTTAATACTATAGGTTTCGTCTAATGCTTTTTCTAACAAAGGAGCTACTTGACTCCATATAAACTCAACATCTTCACTAGGTACTCTAGTGACTACATTACCCAATGACACAGTATGATAATGTTTGGTCTGTGTTTCCTGAACTTGCATGAGTTAAAGTTGCACTTCCGTCTGCTCTTGCAGAAACATGAAGTCCGTTTAATGCTGTTCTGCCATTTGCAGTCGTTGGCATAAAAAGTATCACAGAATTACCACTAATACGAGCATCAGTTAAGGTCGTTGATGTAGCACTAGCAGTTAGTGTTATTGTTCCTGTACTGTTAAGTTTACCATTGATCGTATTGTTCAATGATGTCGAAACTAATCGTAAATGTTGTCCTGTATCAGGTATTGATAAAGGTACTTGAGGAAATTGATTATCTGCCACCTTCAGGTCTCGCTTCTATATCTACACCTGACATGGTGTTAAAGTTACCTGTTACATTTACCCTAATCCGATGATACCTAGATGTACTCCGTAAAGGGCAAGTGCCAGTATCATTAGTGCTAACAGCATCGCCAGTTGTTGTGGTGTCAAGTTGTGATTGCCTCGTAATTGGTGTTATTGTTACAGATGTGTTTGTTGTTCCATCAACAATAGGTCTGCAATTAATTAGTGTTGATCTTTTACCTTTAGCTCCTTCAAACTCTGTCGTATCAACTGTAGCTGATAAACTATTTGCAATAAACTTTCCAAACTTATTTGCAGAGTTAAAACCAGCTAGACCGACAATACCTTCTTTGTAAAAGTATGAGTCTAATGATTTGGGAAGATTATCTAAGTCACCTAATACATCAAGGCTTTCTAAAGTAGTAAATGCCTCTTGTGATGCACTAGCAATAAACTCTAAGTCCTGTCCACTACCTGTACTCCATTTATCAACTGCATAGTTGTATATCAAGAGTTTGTTATTGGTTGTACCTGTAGCTCCTGATCCTCGATAAGACCATACAACAATACTATTGTTAGGATCGACAGCCGATGTAATACCATCAAGGTTAGATGATAAGTCATCAAAAAAGAAGTTATCTACTTTACCATTACCTATTGGTGTTAATTGTTGTCCACCAGTTAGTTTGTAAAAACCATCTTGTGCTAAAAAGAAAACCATGTTTCCATAAGAAGCAACAGACTTAGGAGCAAATGCACCAATATTATCTGCAATCTTATCAAACTGAAAAATTAATGGCACACCGACATAAGACATTCTGTAGATTGCCTTTTCCATAAAGATCACACCAGCACTTTCACCACCGACAATTGCTTGAATATTACCATGTGATCCTACAATATCTTGGAAACCTGATTGCGTTGATTGACTTGGTGTCCATGTAGAACTATCGTTGATACCTGACCACTTTACTCTTTGATTGTATACTGTGCCTGATTCATTTGTATATCCAGCTACAACAAAGTCTCTAATGACTGCAATATATTTTGCTTTGAGAGAAACAAGATCACTAAAAGCACTACTTGTACCTTCTGTAAACTTCTGAATATTGTCTGCAAAGTTTGTTGCAATAATGTTTGAACCAAACTGTGTAAATGCCCAGAAGTCTCTTGCATTTTCTGTAGTAGAGTTGTTGTAGCCACCAGCTTTACTTTTATCTTGAAAGACTAGAGAGGAGTCCATCTGATAAAGTTTGGTAGCGTCACCAGCATAGTTCGTAGAACCACTAGCACTAAAACTTGTAAATAAACCAACAGCACTACCTGTTAATCCTGTACCACTTAATGCCTGAAAACCAGCTAGGCTTTTATAGCCTTTTGCAAGAGGTAAGACATTATCAACTACTAAAGCACCTGAGTTCTCATAAGTAGGTAGGTCAGCTTGTAAATCGCCAAAATCGATCATCTATGCCACCTGTGGTGTGGACATCTGTAATGGTGATGATGTAGTAGATCCTCGTGATGAAGTTTCGTTTGCATTTTTTAATGCTTCTTTATACAGAGTTGCCCAAGTATTTATCCTTTCATCTTGCATAATAAATGGTGCTGACTCAGCCAGTGAACCATATAAATACAACTCAGGATAATTAGTTAATATTGTATTTGTTGTATTGTCGTCTGATAATGCCGATATTGTTTTGTAATAGTTTATTTGCAGGGTTGTAGCACTGTCAGGTGCTATACCTAACAATATGTTAGATCCCACTATAGTAAAATATGTCGGTTTACCGCTTGTTTGACTCGTATTATATTTATTGTAAAAATCTGTATTACTCATAAATCTTAAAGTACAATAAGGGTTGCTTTGATATATAACAGTAGTTGCCTCTAAATATCCTGTAGGCAGAGAATAACTTTGTGTACCAGCAACTGTTGTTGTGGAAGTATCAGTATTTACCATTTCTCTAACTCGCAACTCTCTATTGAGTCTAGCCTCAGTCAAAGTAATAAAATCACCTAAGTATGCAGTGAGATCACTTCTATTAAGATAGTTCGCAATAGTAGTTTTTAAATTGGAGTATGTGTCTAATGCCATTATAAGTTACCTGTATATATTCTAAAATGTCTGTTATCAGAGTCGTTTAACCAACGAAAAAATCTAGTCTTATCTAAAACTTTTCCATTGTAATTTAAGATGCCTTGTTTAGCTAATTGATGAACTACAATGTTCGGCAGTCTAGCAACACGATATCCTTTTTCATGTTCAAATGCTTTTGCTTTATATGCACCTTCGTTTTGTGCTTTTTTATTAGAATCTAAGATTTCTTTGATAGTTGCCTGATCTTGGTAGTTTTCAATATGATATTTATTCTCAGCTTCATCAACTATAAGATTTGTTTTAACTGATGATTGATCGTTAGGATCGTTAAGTGAGAATTTTTTTGCCATTACTTTATCGCTTTAGCTATCATCGCATCTATTGTGTCTTTCATGGATAAACCTTGATTACCTGAAATGCTTAACATTGGATCGTATTTACGATCACCCATAGATGTTTGCTTAGATTGTTTTTTACCATCGCCTTTAGAAATCATTTGGTCTGATTTCTTTGCGTTTTCTACAACCTTAAACAACCTTGATGTATGTTTTTTGTTTGTAAATATTGCCATTTTTTCCTCTCTATATGTAAAGGGGGTGCATTAAACACCCCCAGTCCTTTGACTACAAATAATTATGCAGTTAAGTTAAATATTCCGTAGTTTGCGTTTGGTGCTTTTGCACATAAAGCATACTCAGCTAAGAGTAACTTCTTGTCAGAGTCACCAGTCTTTGCAAGATCAGAGGTTTGGAAAGGGCGTAGGAAATCTACACTCCACATATCCATTTGTAGGATATCTACTCTGTTTGCATTTTGATGTCTGTTTGGTACGAAAGCTACTTCACCGAAATCAGATACATAAATGTCAGTAGTACCGATTGATACTCTGTCACTCGCATCTTTGTATTTCGTTGCAACTCCAGCAAAAGCTGAAGCTAGTTGCTTGTGTGATGGTGACATCATTACTGTCTCAGGCTCTCCACCTAATTCAAAGGCTTTTAAAAGACCAGCTTTTAATAGTGCCTCTGTAAAGGTTCTGTTAGTACCACCAGCGATTGCTGTTGCACCTGTACCAGCAGGAGTTGCTGATGGTGAACCATTAGTTGAGAAGTTACCAGCGGCAGAAGATGTACCTGGTTTGTTACCACCATACCATGTTCCAACAGATGCTGTTTCTCTTGCAGTTGATGCGTTACCAGCGACTTTTGCATTTTCGACTCCTACTAATGCTCTTTCCATGTCTCGCTTAAGTTCTTTACCCATCTTCGCTAACTGGTACGCCATCTGGGTACTCATTCCTGCGTTATCCACTGCATCGTCAGTACCAGAAATAGTTACTGCTTTTGCAGAGATTTGGGTGTAGTTGTTAAGTCTAACAGTTGCAGTTCTTGCATCGCCTGTGTAGTCATCACCTTCGATTTGTGCGTTTGCAGCAGCATCAGCTAGTGAGTCTGTCTGCCATTCGTATAGTGTGTTTGTTGCTGTACCTTTTGATGCGTTACTCATAAAAGGAGTTTCAGTCGGTGAAATATTGTAAATTACATCAGCTAAATCTTCTCTTATAGAGTTTGCACCATCATAGGTATCAAAAGTATTGGTTGGTTGTGCCATTACTTATTCCTTTCTATGTTGTTGTTATTGAGAATACAATTCTTGTAAAACAGAAACAGCGTCATTCACTTTTCCTGTCTTTCTAAGATTTGCTTTTTTAGATTTCAATCGCTTTGCAACTTCATTATCGTCTTGAACTTTAGCACTAGATGAACTGACGACCTTAGATACCTTTGTTACTTTTTTATTTTTCAGGTTAGCTTTTTTTAACTTATCGTAACGATAAGCATTGGCTAACATAATAACGGATCTATGATCTACTAACATATTTATTTCTTGGTCTGTATAACCAATCTCTTTGGCATAGTTTACTAAATTCTTTGTAAACTCTGCTCCTTTTTCTTTGTCAGCGTAAATAGGTAGTTTTTGAGCAAGAAGTTGTCTTTGCTGTTCAAGATAAGCGTTGTATTGTTTTGTTTGCTCCTCTTGTTTTTCAGCTTGTATTCTTTGTTGCTCTTGATTAGCTTTTTCCAATAATTCTTTTCTGCGATCTTGTTCAGCTTTTACACGAACATACTCCGCTGGATCATCTTCATAAAGCCTATCTAAATCTACCTTAGATGGTTCACTTTGTTTTAATTGTTCAGTCAATACTTGAATTTGCTTTTCGTATTGATCTCTTTTGATTTTAGCCTCCTCGTTCTGCCTAGTGTATTCATTTTTTAATTCTTCTACACTCTTTCTATCTTGTGATAATTTTTCGGTTTTACGAGTATAATCACTTTGTCGAGAATAACCTTTCGTGAGTTCATCAAGGGTGACTTCTTGTTCTTGTCCATCGACAACAACTTTATAAAGTTCCTGACTAGTTTCAGATGGTTGTTCATCTTCAATTTGATCAATTAGTTCATCATCGTCAAAAGCATCTTCGATATTCGTTTCCGAGTCGCTTACCTCTTTTGTTGATTCTTCACTTGCTGTTTCCTGAGTCTTAGAGGCTTCCGTATTAAGTAAGTTCTTCAGGGCTTCAGCCGCCTCTCCTTGATTAAGAGACTTGGGCGTTGGTGCAACAGATTCACTGGGAGTTTCTGTTGCAGAATCCATTACTGGTTGTTCTGCCATTTATATTTCTCCTGTTATTTTTTTACAATCTTGCCTGTTTCCATAACTGATTGTATTTGCATCAAGACAACTTCTAACATTCTTCTCATGACAAAAATGTTCTCTCGTTGTTCTGAATCTTTTGCTTCAGAGTTTAACCACTCATTGTGTAACTCTGTTCTAACTTTTTGTACTGCTTCTACAAAGATAGGGTTTTCTAATATGTCTTTAGCTTGTTGGCTTCTTTTAATTTCATTATCTGCCACCTGTAAATCCAAACCCTTCTTTAAATCTTGCATTTCCAAAGTTACGTTTGTTACGTTCTATGTTTTTTGCAATATTGGATCTATACACATCATCATTTCTAACTCTGTTACCACTTGAGTCTACAGACGTTAATGCTGAAGTGCCTAATAAACCACCTGTTAAATCTTCTGCTATTTTACCACTGCCTATTCCTTGTGCAGTTGGTCGATCTGTTCTGTTAATAACGCTATCTATTGCTTCACCTACAGTTATAGGGCTAGTTTGAACACTATATGTTTGAGGTATGCCTGAATAACCACCACTAGTTGTTAGTTCATAGTTACCAAGAGGATTACCTTGTACTGTATTGTAATATTGTTGAGGATTAAAAATTTGGAATGTTCCATCATTTCTTTGCTGACCATACCCAGCATCTAAATATGTTTTAATAGCATCATTAAATGTTTTTTCTCGTCTTTCTGCACCACCAAAAGCACTATCTAACAAACCACCGCCTAATACTAATAAGGGGTTAAAACTACCTGCTCCTAACTTACCAATATTAGGATCAAATTTTAATAAGATGTCACCACCGCCTTTGGTATCTATAAGATAATCATCTAAAATGTTAGAAGCTCCAAAAACAGTGCTTGGATCTTTTTTCATTTGTTCGAACATCATTTGTTCACGATCTGGTTCATCAGGTCTATCACTTATTCCTTGCTCAATAGGAACACAACTTTTAATTACTGGATCATAAATATAACCTTCAGGACAAGGATCTGTCGGTGATTTATCATCTTCGTCAGGTGTATCAGAAACAGGTGGTCGAAAAGGATCAACATCTACTCTGTAGGGGTTAGCCTGTGCTTGACTACCATATCCGCCTGATAAAAAATTATTAATTACATCTTGTGCCGAAGAAGGCATATTAGGGGTTGCCATTATCTTTTAATTCCTTGCTGTAATATTTGTGTTGCTAGTTTTTCTTTTTGTGATTCTTTTGCATCATCTTCTTTAATTAATTGTGATGCTAATTTTTGTTGATCAAGTTCTAACTTTTGTGCTTTGAGTTGTAGTTCTGCTTTATCTTTTGCTTGTTGTCTTTGTAAATCTGCTTGGGCTAGTTGTATTGCTGGATCAGGTTTTCTTTGTTGTGGTCTAGGTGGATTGACTGCTGGATTGTTGAAGAACTGACTTGCGTCTTTGTAACCAGCGTTTTCTAAATATTTCTCTAGGGTGTTATAAATTTTTTGTGGATCGACAATACCCATACCACCAGCACCGATTAGTTTTTCTTGCACTGCTAATACACGACCTAATACTTCTAGTCGTTGATCTTGTGATCCTGTACCTAGTCCAACTTGTACTGTTGCGTTGTAACGATCTACCCATTCTCTAGGGTTCATCGGTACAAATTTATTTCTTAACTTAATAATTCTTTCTTGATCTTGATACTTGCATACTAATGTCAAGATACCTTGAAACATTCTTTTGATACCTTCACTAAAGTTTCTTGCATAGAGTTCAATTCGTTGTGTCGATGCGTTCATCATCACATTAGTGCTAGTTGCAGTTGTGTGTGATTTGTTTATTTGATCTGAGTCTAAGCCCATTTGAACTTTTGATACGCCTGATCTTGACTCTCTAATAGTATCTACTTTATCTAGCATCGCTAAACCTTGACTCATAAAGTTAGGAGAAGCGAGGGGGGTTACTGCGTTAGGGGATTTAACTCGTACTATCCCCCCAGCTCTTGAAGTAAGGAGATCGTCTATGTTTGCTTGTCCATCTACAACTACAGTTCTAACATTGTTTTGTAGATAGGCGTTATTAAGAGTTTGCCTTAAAAGGGTAGTCTTAATCTCTTGCACATCGCCAATTAAATCATAGATAGATAAACCATAAAACCTATGTGGCATAGGGATAGCTGTAACCATCGCAAAAGGTATTTGCTCTATAGGTTCATTCTCTAAGATGTGATAAGCATTGGGTGCTGATCCACCCACTACGATGTGTCTTAGTTCTGCAATTCCATCGTTATCGTAATCACACTTCATGTAACAATCAATGACTGATACTCGTGTCAGTAAAGGATCAATGTTTTGATACTCTTGAGGCATTGTCTCATCGTCATACGATCTTCTTGTGACAGCCTCTGTGTTATAAATTTCTTCATCAGCTACTGGTAGTTCATTGACAATCTTCTTGTCAAAACCCATACTGATTAATTCTGATCTTGTTTTAAAAACTCGTTGTCCAATAAAGTTACAATCTTCTAAACTGTTTGCTGTTTTACTAACTAAAATACTTTCAGGTGCTACATTCTCAATACAAACACGACCATATTCTTTGACACGCTTTACAGTGACGTTGTAAGTTTGTTCCGTAAAGTCTTGTCCAGCAATATCGAGTTCATTCCCAGTATCTTCAACCTCTACAACCTCTACTTCAGGATCTGCGAGTAGTGCTTGGTACTCAGCAGTGGTTAAATTCTCATAAGACTCTTGTTTTTGCTCTTTGTCTGTTTTCCAATAGTATTTGACGAAGCCATTTTTAGAAATAAGGGCATCTTTGAACATTGTATGCAAGATTTGATAGCCATTATTGTCTTTGTTGAAGATATGATTGATATAATCTGATGATTGTTCTGCGTAAGCGACATCTTCAGGCTTTTGAGGTTCAAATCTGACAATACTTTCGCCCTGTGTAAAGATTCTCATCATACTTGGGAGTATGCTTTCGACTACTTCGAGTACATCTTGTGATCTTACTTGCGATTGACCTTCTACTTCGTTACCAAGAGGCTCTCCTAAGTAAAATTTTAGTGCATTTTTACGCTGAGAAGATAACTCACCCCCATAAAAACCAAGAGAGTTTGTTATTTCTTGCGATATAAGTGCTTTTAATCTTTCTTTCGTTAATTTCATTATACAATTCCTAGCTTCGGATAATTAATTTGTGTAGACCAGTTCTTTGTTTCCTGTAATCCAGTACATAAATAGCGAAATGCGTCAGCACTGTGCGATGTCCAGTCGTGCTGTGGTCTATTTTTGCTTTCGCCTTTGTCGTTTACAGCCCATCGATACTGTCTGAGGGCATCTAATCCTTCTTTTGTCTTTTCAAAGTCAAAATAACATCGTGATAACGTCATTCTGACTGCGTTAATTCCATCTTCTATACTCATCTTCGGTACAATACTAGTCGTTAAGCCAAGACTTTGTGCGATTTCTACTCTTGATTTACCTGTTCCGATCTCTCGGACATTAGCATCGTGAGGTAGATAGTGTGTATCGTAAATATATCCTCGATCTTGTAGGATTGAGGCATAGTATTCGAGGCTTTCGCCACTATCTTCAAAGTAGTCAATAAGGTGTATAGCTGTGCCTTTTTGCTGACAGAACCATATTGAGGTTTTATCTGCCATTCCTAGATCCCAAAAGGTCGATACCTTCAATGTAGGATCATAAGGCACTTTTGTTATACGACTCTCATCTTCGGCTTTATTTAGACCTTGTGAGTATATAGCTCCGATTGCAGAGCTTTCAAAACTACATTCATATTCTGCCTCGTATATCTCAGGAGGCATTAATTTTTTTGCTTCGGCTAATTCTTCTTCTTTGACGACCTTCGTTTCACTCGCTTTAAATTTAGCGGTAAACCAGTTATCATCATGCAGTCCATGATTATATAGGTCGAAAAAGGCGTTATGTCCAGCAGGTGTGCCAATAGCAATCATAAACCCTTCTCGATCTGATAGTGCAGGTCGTATGACCTCAGTCCACATCTTCGGTGGCATTTGAGCAACCTCGTCTAAGACTACACCATCGATATAGAGTCCTTTTAAGGTTTGAGGGCGTTCACAGCCGAGTAATTGTATTCTGCCTCCATTAGGGAGTTCAGCTCTTAGTTCGGTTTCGTGATAATCCATATTCGGCAAAACAGATGTGTAATACTTGAGATAATCCCAAGCTATTCTTTTCGCCATGCTGTATGTCGGTGCGATATAATAATATCGTGGTCGTGGTAATTGACATTGGAGACATCGTTTGATCAGCTCATTGACTGTCAGCACTGTCTTACCAAAACGTCTATGACATACTAATACATTAAATCGTTTTAGGTTCTTATGAACTTGTTGTTGTAATTCTCTAGGCTTATAGGGAATCGTTATAGTGTTCATGAGTCATCTTTTTGATTACCCTTTAGATAGTCATTAATTCTAGCGACACTACGATCAGATACTAGGTTTTTTCCTGAATTTTTGACCACAGGAGACCTTTCTGGCAGTTTACCTAATAAAACACTCATGACACTAATTTGAGGCTTTGTAGCCTTCTTAATCTTCTTTTTTTTCATTTGAATAATGATCTCCACACAAGAAGTAATATTGTCGATATGCGTCTTGCGGTTGTATCGCAAATGTACCCCAAGCATCACAATATAAACATACTCTCTTTTGCATTTCTTGTTTTCTATCCCAACTAAATATAGCGAACTCACTATGTAGTTTGCCTGTCGGTATAATATCTTTTTTTAATCTAAAATCTATATCCATTTTGAGCCTTTATAGAGATTTGTACTGAGTTGAAATGGGTTACAATCTGTATCGCTGTATACTAATGGGGGTTTGTTCGTATTTTATTCTTAATTAATTAATTTAAGTAATATTTTATCACTATATCCGTAAATCTAGATCCCAATACATAACATTACATTACAAACAAGTAATATATTATTATATTTATATATTTTATGTTCTTTTAAGGTCTTTGCTAAATGTTTTTGTTATTTTTATATCTATACCCATTAGTAATATTATAAACCTTAAACGCAACGTATATTAGTCTAATAATATCAATACTTTCTATTAATATATCTTTTATCTTTCTATATGTATTCTTTATACCCTTATATATAGCTTTTATTATATATGATTGTTTTTCTCTAATAGTTGGTATTTGTTTCATGGTTTTTTGTGGTTAATTCGTGGCAAATTGGTTTGATTTAGATTGTTTAAATAATCCTATTCTGTCCTTAATTGCTCTTGACATATTCTTTAATATTTGATCTATTATAGATAATTAATAAAGCGAGGTATTAATTATGAAATTACATCATACAAAGTATAAGAAGAATTATCGTCAATATATTCTAGATTGTGTTTATAGTGATGATAAAGAAATAACCACAGATCAAGAAAAGATTAATTATATTTTTGATCGATTTAATTCTGAATATGGTTGGAATATTCAAAGAGTAGGTAAGTTTAAAGCTATGAGTGAATGGCTTTCTGGTTTAGCTTTACCAATAGCTTTTTATTATCACGATATCGTAGAACTAGCTGTTAAAATGGGATCAATAGATCCTAACCCCTCAGATCAGTTATATGACAAAGTTTGCAATAACTATTGGGATTTTATGGCTAACATCATTTTAGGTTTAGAAAGAGAGGTTGCGTAAATGGACAATAATCCTTTTCAGTATCACCACGATAGAAATATATCTTTTGCAGTGGCTAGTCTTTTAAATATGAATGATAAGATCATAAAAAAAGATAAGGATAATAAATTTTTTGCTTTGCGTAGTGTTCACAATTTGACACTAAAAGAAGCTAAAGAAGTTTATAAAACTTACCAAGTAGTAAGATTAGTTTTATCAGAAAGTGAACTATCAGAATGTTAAGAACCATAAATGCAGTCGAGTTTTATATTGATTACTTTAATAATTATTTGACTGTTCAAGCTATCGCTGACGCTTACGGAATTAGTCAAGAGACTGCAAATAGATTAATTAATCTAGGTCGAATTTATAATAATAATTAGGTATTTATTTAAGGGCTTTTAATAGCCCTTAGATCAATATCTATAATGATATTGAAGAAAGCGAGTAAATTATGTTTTTAAATGGACTTGACGGAGCTGACTTAATCTTATTGTCAGTTGTTATTTATGTATCTTACAAACTTTATAAGAGAGCTAAGAAAGAGAGTAAGGATAGATGAAAGAATTTACATCAAATATTGTTATAACTTTTTCAATTAATAATTTAGAAGCTGAGAGCAAATACGATTATATAGAAAAGTTAAAAGAACAATTCAACGAATTTCATGGGATAGAATTAAAAGATCATGAAATACAAGATATTCAAGAAATCGAGGTGAATAAATGATTATACACTATCCGATTGATAATTGGGCTACCATTGAAGAAAATGGAGTTCAATATGCAATCAATCTATTTAGCGATAAAGATAAAAAATATTTAGCTATTTATAGTTTAAACGAAGATAAAACCATAAATGGTGCTGATTGTATTCATCATTATGAATTAAAAGAGAGTAATAATAATGATTAAAACCGAAAAAAAAGAATTTGTCGGCAACGACAGATATCGTTTCAGTAATGGTAAGACCTCATACGACTATGAAAAAGAGAGGGCTATGCGATTAAAGGAACGCAAACGAGTTAATAAGATTTTATCTTATGACTTTTTTACTAATAAAAACTGCGAGGTAAATAATAATGCTTAGATACGACAATATAAAAGTTGTTAGAACTGATATTAGAAACGGTGGTTATAACAACAAAAAAGGCAAGTATGTAGACTATAAGAAACCAAAAATAACAAAAAAAACACTAGAAACAGATAATAGTTGTTATGATCTTGGTGAACTTTTTTCTATTTTAAAACATCATGCTGAACAAAATACTTATAGTGATGAATTAAAAGTAGAGTTTACTTTTAGACTTGAATATTAAATACCTAGTTAAAAGCTCTTTTAAAGGGCTTTTAAGTATGTATTTAGCATACTAGAAAGAGAAATATATATGATGAAACAAGATCAAATATATACTACTAGCGATTATCAAGAATTTATATTCTTTGATGGTAATGCCAAAATAAAGGCATCAAAAGTTAGTAAAATAATAGACAGTATAAAAAAATATGGTCTAATAAATCCGATTGTTGTTAATCAAAATAAAGAAATAATTGACGGACAACATAGATTTGAGAGTTGTAAGGCTTTAAAACTACCAATCAAATATTTTGTCAAAGATGTAAAAAAGACAAATTTAGTTGAGTTAGTTAGAGATATAAACTCCGTTCAAAAGAATTGGACAAATAAGGATATTGGTTATGCTTATTCTGTTCATTCAGATAACAAAGAACATTATAAAAAATACCTAGAATTAATTGAATTAGGTGTATCTCATTCAACAGTTTTAGAGGCTTGTACTTACCTGTCAAATGGTGAAGAAAAAATCAGAGGTAGTTATTTTGATTTTAAAAATGGCAATCTAAATATACCTGACTCTGTTTTTGAAAAAGTAAAAAGTCAAATATTAATGCTTAAAAATTCACAAATAGAAAAAAAAGTGTGGAATAGAATTTACTTTATTAGAGCATTATTAAAACTTAAAACTGTTAAAGACTTTGTTGTATATACTTTTATTGATAATTTCACTAAATTTCCTCATCAATGGAAAAACGCATATACAGTAGAAGAAAATCTTAAAAGTATATTATTAGTTCATAATTACAAAAATAGACAAAAAGCTAAATATTACTTCGAGTAAGTTATAATATTTTAGGCAATCTGATATTCTTGGGTTGCCTTAATGTATTGTATATTTAGTTCCGTAATGTTCTTGATCTACTTCGTGAAAATTCTCGTGATCTGATTTGTAAGACTCTACAAATTTATAACATTCTTCTTTAGACGTAAAACCTTGAAAAACAATAATGACATTGTTGTTATCTTCTTGGTCTTTATGAATAAATAAACTGCATTTAATATCTTTATCGAGCAATATGTCGTTCAATGGCTTTTTTGACGATTTCAAAGGCTTCCGATTGACTGATTTTTTTTCTGGTTTTGTTGATTTTTTCATAGATTTTTACCACTATTGTTGGCTCGATATTAATTAACATACAAATAAATTTGAAACTTTTACTATTGATCCATGCCTGTGCTTCAGCACAAAGGACATGATCTGATATATCATAATTTGGGCTAGTTCTAAAAGTTGCGTCTAATATATTTCTTGATAAAACTGACACCCACAAATTAACATAGGCGTTCATAATAAGATTTAGGCAGAATTTTCCACCTTAGTAAATTCATATCATTTACGATCCATAATCTAAATAGAACAAACTGAGAACAATGCCCTCTTGAAGCGAGGATAGAGGGCTAACCCATCTTAAAGAAATCTCTTAGACAATCAAGACTTTCCTTTAAATTATCCATTCCTTTACGTCTACCGACTGGTTGGTCATTAACAATAAGGTCATAAGTTGCTGATCGTAGGTTTAATGGAATAGATTGCATGGCTTTATTGAATTGGTCATGGGCATCAAAACCATTAAGATTAAATATTTCAAGCGAATTACCCATTGGAATACCCTCTAAGCGATCCCAATTAAAGGTTTGGCTAGATTGTAGTCCTGCATAAACTGATAATGCTTCTAGCTTTTCCCCTGCCACAAATCTCAAGGCATTTATTCGACTATCTTGAGGGCATAACAAGTTGCGTTGGTAATATTTTTGTAAATTTGAGTTTATTTCCCCATAAATATGTTTTAGCCCTTGTTTCATGGGCTTCATATCAGGGAGTCTAA